CCCTGCAATCAGTGCTGGTATTCAAGCTCTTGTTCAGGCAACTGGCTTGAGTGAAGAAGATGTGACTGGCTATATTAGCGGTGAAAACCTCGTTGATAATGTTGAAGATTTAGAAGCGATGATTTCCGCATTCCCTGACGCAACAGAAGAAGACCTTGATAAGCTCATCGAAGTTGCTGATGGTGTATTGGAACAAGACCGTCAAGCTTTAGAAGCACAATATGAAACTGAAGGCGCTGAAGGAGGCGCAAGAGAACCTATGACTGAAGAAGCTGCTAACTATGCTGCTGCATACAATCCCGCAATTCAAGCTAACTTTAATAAACAAGTAGCCGATGAAATTCAGCGTGTACGTGCAGAAAACGAAGCCCTTCAAGCTAACTTTGCACAAGCTCAGTTTGAAGCTCAGCTCTCCCAAGCATTGACTGACCTCGATGCACGTATTACTCAAGACGTAGTTGACGGTATTATCACTCCTGCAATGAAAGAAGCTCTGATTGGGAACTTCTCTGACTCTCGTAAGAGAGTTGCACAGTTTACAGGAATCGCTGAGACTAACGGTGCGCGTGATTTGCAGGAGCAACTCAATATGTCAGAGTTTGCTTACTCTCTATTGCGTAACGTTGCAAATGTCACACAATTCAAAGACTTTTCAGTATCTGCTGAAGAAGTTGCGACTGCCAATTTCTCAAAATCACTTGAAGAAGCTGCTAAGGGCGACCTTGTAGCTATGGGTCTGGATTTCGGACTATAAGGAGCATAAAACACAATGTATCTAACCACTCAACAAATTACTCGCAACGGTCGAGCTATTGTCTTTAATGCGGCGGCTAAAAAAGTTGCAATCGATGCTGTCCAGATTAACAGCGCAGATATTCAACTTAATGCTGAAGGAAAGGCTGTTGCTCCTGAAGGCTCGTTTATCTCAACCACTGGTACATCTGGTGAAAGAGTTGCTCGTTTCCTTCCTCGCACTCGTTTAAATGCTGCCACTGCTACTAACTCCCCTACTATTCAATTGAAGAGTCCCTGCTCTCAATTTAAGGTTGGTGATGTACTGTACGCAAAGCATTGTTACGCTCGAATCAAGTTTATTGGAACATTTGCAACTGGGGATGTAATTACCGCAAAAATTGCTGGTGTAACTTACTCAGCAACCGTAGGGGCTACTCAGACTGGTGCTGGTGCTGCTGCTGATTTTGCAACTGCAAATGCTGCTGCTCTCTTGACTGCTGGCATTACTTACGCTCAAGTTGGTTCTACGGCAGTAGCAACTATCTACGCTAACGATTCGTATGATGTTTACTTTACTACTTCGGGCGCTGCTGGTCAAGTAGTTGTTGAAACTACCGAAGCAGGTTACTTGGGCGACAATCTCACCCCTCTTGGTACTATTTTAGCTATCGGTGCTGAAAATGCTACTACAGGTGTTCGTTCTGTGACACTTGCTGCAAACGCTGCTCAAGCTCTGCCTATCAATTCCATTGTTGGTATTAACGTTGCAGAAGTTCTCGGATTGTATCCTGACCCTGTAGACCTTACTGGTGAACCAAAACGTGACTTTGCAGTTATTTCTGAAATTGCGGGTATTTACCAAAATAACCTGCCTTACATTGATTTACAGTTGAAGCGTTTGTTTGGGCTTCACCTCCACATCAAACCATTCTTCAACAAATAGGAGAATATACAAAAAATGGCATATATTGAAAATTTTCTAAAAGAAGGACGCGCTGCAAAAGCTGCCGACCTCGTTGTAAACAATACTCTCCGTCAGTTGAAGGAACGTTCAAAAGTTCTCAATACTTATGTTCCTCTCATTGAGAAGACTGGTCGTGATTGGTTAGCATACATTTCGACAACTGTTGACCCCATTGCGTCTCTGGTAGCTACAGGGCAAGATTACCCTGAAGCTAAAAAGGGTGACTTTTCCAAGATTCAAGCTCGTAACTATAAGGCTGCGATTGCCTACCACTGGGATGAAGATACCCAGTGGAGAATGGCTGAGGTTTCGGAACTTGCTAAGATTCGTGGAATCACCATCCAGAATATTCAAGTTTCTGAAGGTAAGGTACAGTTAGGTCAAGATAACGAGCTTGCCAAGAATATCTTTGGTACTCTTGCTTCTCTCGTTCGCGGTCATATCAACTTGATTGACTATCTTGCATGGCAAACACTTCAAACTGGCAAAATGCAGTACACAGACCAACGTACAGGTCTAAAGGCAGATTTGGATTGGACAAAGGCTATCGCTATCCGTGCTAACCATTTTCCTTTCCCTATCTATCAGACGGACTTTGCTGGAACTGAGACTGTCGATAGTTTAAAAAGAGACTGGACTCAACATGAGACAGCAGACCCTCTGCAAGACCTTGCAGACATGCACACTCAGTACAAACGCACAAACGGGTTCCCTGCCGACGAAATTGCTATCGGTGAGCGCCTGTTCCTAAACATCGCTCGTTGCAAGTCTGTTAAGGAAGCTGTTGTTGCTGCTAACGTTCTTGGTAACGTTATCACTGGAACACCTTCTATCGCTCAAATTAACGAAGTAATGGGCAATCGTTACCTACCCAAATTTGTTTTAGAAGATGGACAAGTAGAGTTGAGTGACGCTAATGGTCAATCTGCACCTACTCGTTTACTTGATGAAGGTACTATTGTATTCTTGAGTCGTCAAGGTCAATTCAATCGCATTCTTGGCGGTACGATTGAAAACGGTGGTCGCGCTGGTATCTTCCAACGCACATGGCAAAAAACACCTATTCTTGACATTAGTGAAACTGCTTCGATGCAACTTGTTGCTGCCCCTACCATCGCTAAGACTGGTATGGCACGTAAGATGGCTAAGACTGTTAATATTGAGAACTCAATCTCGCTACAGGATTTCTTAACTTTCGATAGTTCTAGAGGTCAGTTAATCGTCCCATAAATCTAAGTTAATCTTTAGCTACAGATTTAAGTTCCTCTTGGTTAATTCTAAGAGGAACTTTCTATATAATCTCTGCTATCATAAATACATCTACACGTATATAAATATGACTCAGAAGACCCCTCCTAGAATTTACCGCATATTCCCTGCTTACATCAATAACGACGGTCACACTGTTTTAGCAGGTGAGTACAAAGAATATGAAATCGATATTAACGAAGCTAGGCAAAAATCTACAGCAATACTAGTTAATGCCTCCGACTTCCAAGATATCCAACCCACAACCGCAGCACCTGACATCAACTTCATCGCAAGCAATGATGTCTCTTTTCAAAACGTACCTGTTATAGTCAGTGTCAAAAAGTTGAAAATCAACTCTTGCGAACCTTCAGAAATTGAAGCTTTGAAGTTTGTCGGTAAAGTGGCTACCCAAAAAATTTCAGAGTATCGTAAAGATGCTAAAATAGAATCATATACACAACTAGACAAGATTGCTCCGCTAAAGAGTAAGAAATGGGAAGACATTGCCGTTATCGACTTTGAATTACCCGACCCCACTTATGGACTAGTCTACGAAGGACTAAAGACATTCGGATATACGGCAGAAAACATCAGTGATAAACCAGCTAACTAATCCTCTAGCAGGACAGAAAATGAAACAGGGGGCAATGAAGCCAATGTTCGGCGACCGATTGCCCCAAGCTCGTCCCAACGCCACCAACAAGAAAAGTGGTGGTTTTACAGCACCAGTAGTAAAGAGGCGTAAAGGAGTAATTTCAGCAGGTATGGGTAAAAACATGACATTTGCATTTATGAACACAGACATTGCTTCTTTCAGTTCAGACAAACCCTCACTTCTTTTTTCTGCCTCAGAGCATAGCGGAGTTGCCGAGTTCCTAAATTTAACTGGTCGCCAACGATATTACAGTATCGATGATATCCCCGACGACGAGTTAGCAGAAATGACTGACCAACAAATTAACGAAGCAATTCATCGTCAACAAGAAGTTGAAGCAAAAAACAAAATTAGAGAAAGTGCGAACCAACGGGCTAACTACCGCGCCAAGTTAGATACTTTCCGAGAAGGTAAGTCTGCTATTCGTCAAGGTTACCTTCCTTATGTTGGTAAATTAATGTACGGCTAAATTATGAAGTACGCAAATCTTATATCATTAACACGGAAGCTAAAAGGTCGTCTTGAAGTTGTAGAACAGGAAACATCTGGCATTACAGGCATAGCAACGCAAGAAATTGATGAAGCTACTGTTGAAATGCTTGTAGATGAAGTGGAATTGGGGGATATGGACACCTATCTTCAAATGATTTATGAGTTTCCTTTAAAGCTTACTGAGCCTTCTACGATTAATTATCTGAAGATGATTGCAGAAGACATCTCTATTGCCAAAATCATCGACTTCAAATTTCCTCGTCAAACCGATGGTGAAGCTAATAATGATGGATTCAGTCAAATAAGTTTACAACGAGGCTTAGACCGTTTACAATCCCTATTTGCGGGTACAGGAATATTTGTAGCTGGTGCAAATGCAGGTCTTCAAGCAATTCAAAACGACCCAAATGCTTCTCAACAACAAAATAGAAACATTATCTTAGCAGGGGAAGTACTTAAAGAGTATATCGGCTACGATTTTAATGGTGATGGTACGAGTGACACTGATATTTTTAAAAAGAACTTAAATGTTGAACCTAGTTTTTATTGTGCTGACGATTTCAATGAAATTGTAGGTACTAACGATGGTAATTTTATCGAAAATGGTGTACAAACAAGACGCAATCGTTATGTTACCCCATACTCCAACAACTATCGCAATCCTGATACTGTGAGCTTTTGGTAAATGTTTATTGAACGCCCCAGCTATCCTGCAAATCATAAGTTTCCCGATATAGACCTCCAAACTATAGCTGCATATATCCGCAATGAAGTTAACATCACGTTTAATACAGCTTTAGGGGGTAAGAAAGCTATTTCGAGTTATACAGTAGACAACACTAACAAATTGCCTCTAGGGACGAATATCTACCCGTTACTGAAGATATTTCGCAATGAAGAGTCTTTCCTATTCCCTATTGGTGCGGGAAATATAGTAAGTCTCACAATTGCCTATGTATTAGCATATAGTGCCAAAGATACAGCTTCAGGGCTTACCTTCTATGTAGCAAAAGAAATTGCCCGTATACTCCAAAATAGTGAAGTTGATGATGTCATTCCCTTCACCATCGACAAAGAGCAAGGCATCACTATCAAATACGAATCATCTACAACCACTGATATTGTCTACGACTACGCTAAAATAAACTGCGCTGTCTTTGCATATTAGTTGGAATGATATACTTAATGTAAATAACATAATTATCGATAACTATGGCATCAAATATTCAAGTAGGTCTGGGAGTTGCAGCCCCTATTGTACTTACAACCCTCGAATTTGGGTCTAATCCCATAAAAGTAATTGGCGACTCTCAGTACGTTCCTATTACCATCGAAGCTGCTCAAGCTGACATCACCGCATCTGTTATTCCTATTGCTACACAGTCCAAGCTTAAGGCAGAGGTTGCTGGAGCATTCGATAAGGTTCGTGTAGGAGATTTTATCACTGCTGTTGCAACTGGTTCATTGACTGCAAAGAGCAATGTAACTGTCACCGCAGCCTACTTGGCTTCTGGACTCAAAGAAATAACCTTTGACGAAACATACAACAGCACTAACCTCGGTGTTAAGTCTGGTGACGCAATTACCGTTGCTTCTGCTGGTACAGGTATTCCTGCAAACACTATTGTCACTAAGATTGACTATCTGGCTCGTAAGATTTATGTTGACAAAGCACTTACCGAAAGCAAAGTTGCCAACCTTCAGGTTACCCCTAAGATTCGCGTTACAGCCGTTCGTAAGTCTACCGCAGTAGCTAACCCTAATGAAATCGACTTTGACAGCACAGTAGCCACCACAGGTGTCGCTGGTAACGCTACCATCAAGGGCGGAGCAGTCGATGGTGTATTCACCGTTCTTCGTATCACTCCTGTTGACTCACTAACCAACTCTAAAGCAACTCTAGCTATCTCTTCAGCTACTCTCACTGGCGCTGAAGTTAAAGGTAGTACTGAAGGCTTTAATGGTCTTGTTTATGATACCTTGACCTATTCCAACATCGGTCAGTATCAAACCGACCTTGACACCTACCGCACTCTTGCTGGTGTTAATCCTCCTGCCTAATGGCTATTGAATGTTTCGGTACTAAATACTACGCCATCTCTAACCTGTTTATCAGGGATATTGATGGCGTATTTTTTACTTTTCCTGCCCCTTACAGTATTAAAGCTGAATCTGATTTTTTAGCTACCAGCCATCTAGAGTTGTGTTATGCTAGTTTCTATGATAGTCCACTCATATTGGATTATATATTTGACTTATTTTTTTATGTGATATCTTTTGAAGGTGTTTTAGAATCTTTTTTATTAAGGTCTATACATTTAAAAGAAGAGCCTCGTAACGAATCTTATGGATACAAAGGTATTTATAGTTTTCCTCCAGACCTAATCATTCAAAATAAGACACTACTCAACGAAAAAACAGAACTAGGACAATTCTATGGCAGCCTCAGACAAATTAAACAAACCATTCTATCAGACCCTCGAAGTAAAGCTTGATAACGAATCTAAGCCAGTTCGCATTAGGCGTGTTCCTCAAGATGACCTAAAGAAACTGATTAACTTGCAGGACGAATTGCTAGGGCTATATATCAAAGCAGATGGCGCATTAGCTGAGCTTTTGGTTGACGAATCTGCTGTAGAGCTTATCAAGCAATACATTGGGATGCTTCCAATTGAAGGTCAAAAATCCGAAGAACAAAAGTACTTAAGCTATGATGATATCTCTGAAAATTGGGAACAATTGACACGATTGGTATTCAATGGCTCTCTAGACGAAAAAACTAGAGTTATCGAAGGAGTTACACCTTCACTAGTGAGTAACCTCCATTTTTTGCCCTTCGAGACGCAGAGAGAGCTGCACCTCCACAAGAGACGAGTAGAGAAAACTCAGGAACTGTTGACTCAGAAAGAAGAACTGGAAAAACTGGACAAGCCAGCAGAATAAAGCGTAAGCTAACCGAACTACATTTTCCCCAATTTCAAGACCCTGTAGAGTTTGAAGGCAGCGATATTATCCTCGACTGCCTTCTTTCTGCATATCCTGAAAATGCTCTGGAGCTGTGGCGAACACTTGATTATTGGGAGATTCGTACACTTTTAGCTCTCAAGCGCGAATCTGCACGTTCTCCTGATATTAAACTCCAAGAACTAAAAAATGAAAAGTTCAACGAATTATTGGACGATGTTGCTGACAAACAGCTAGTCTGGAGAGGGCTTGAGCAGAAAAAAACATTGAGAGGAATCAAGAAATACAGCTTCGACTCCTTCAATTAAGCCGATGGTACAATAGACAGAGGCAGAAAAAGAATGTAGGGCGTAATGGCAGCACCAGCAATAGATACAACTCCAGCTCAGTCAGGACTTAGAGATGCAATTAATAAAGGCACTCTAAATATTGGCGATGACATCAAAGGTACTCTTGGTAACGTTGTAGAGCTTGAAAAAGGTCTTTCAAAGTTGTCAGGAGCTTGGTCATCTAACATTAGTCAAACGGCTAAGTTAGGGGTATCTTTAACGGCAATGGGTTCTATTGCTGTAAATGCTACTTTTGGAATAGCAAATATTAGTTCGGCTTTTAGTAAACTTCAAGGCGCAAAGAGCATTATTGATGGCGCTACACAATCGATAAAAAGTCTTGCTGGTGTTAGTAAAAGTATTGATTTTAGTGAAGCAATTTTAGGCACAAAAGAATTTGCTTCCAACATTAAAATTCTTGAAGAAACTTCTGATACAACATTCAACCGTATCGGTACAGCTAGTCAAATTATTTTTGATAATCAAGCCTATCAAAAGTGGTCAATTGGCGCGACTGCTGCCTATAGCAAGGTAGAGAGTGCAGCGTTCAAACTTGCCACAATTACAACTTCATCTGAAGAATCGGCTCTAAGTGCAGTCGGCGCTCGTATCAAAGCCTTACGTGAACTACAGAAGGAAACAAATTTTGCAACTAATTCTGCCCAGACTTTAAACGCACAATACGACATTGCTTCTGCTGGTTTCGGCACTAAGTCAGCTCAAAAAAGTGTTGGTAAAGCGTCGGTAAACCTTTCCGAAGTTGGATTTGGTGAACTTGGAGGAACTAACGAGGGGATTGTTAAAATCCTTGCAGCTAACAAGAATCTTGGCGATAGCTTCAGAGACGCTGATAAACGAGCCTCACAACTTTTTGCGACTACTAAGGTAGGTATTCTTACCCTTAACCAATTAAATGCTGAAGCTGCTGAATTAACCTCAACTGGTAACTCTGCTGGTGTTGCCTTTGAAGAGATGGCTACTTCGTTGGCTCTTGTTACCACTCAAGGTATTTCAGCAGGGGAAGGCTCGACTGCAATTAAATCCCTTGTTAATGAAATTGTCAATAACAGCGCTAAGGCACAAGAGGCTCTCGGAACGTTAAGAGATGAGGCTGGGAAGCCAATCCAATTCGGTTTTGGCGCTCTAAAAGAAGAAGGTCTAATAAAACTTATTGAGCGTCTAGGGAAGGCTACTGGTGGTAGTCGTGATGCTCTTAACAAAATTTTTAGTTCAAGTGAGGCAGTTAAAGCTGCTAACGCATTATTGCAATCTGGAGGTGAAAATCGTAAGAACTTTAGAGCAACTATTGAAGAGGCTGGTACTACCCAAGGTCAAGATAAATTAAGTCAAAGTGCCAAAGAAAGGGGGCAAACTCTCGAAGGTGCATTTAGGTCTTCGTTTAATAAATCGCAAGCTGCTGTTGAAGATTTTGGTTCTGGTGTAGGCGAAGAAGTTAAGAAGAACCTTCAAGATACCAATACGTTACTTGGAGTTCTTGCAACTAAAAGTAGCAGTAGCTTCGGCACATTTGCTGGTCAACTCGATGGAATCGCTAATAAATTTCAAGCAGTATCAGGTTTTATTGGTTCAGTTTTTAGTGTAGTCGCGCCACTTGCATTTTTCTCTTTTCTGTTTAAGAATCTTGGTCGCTTGGGTCAAGTAGTTAAATCTGCACTAAAACTTGACGAAGGAGATATTAATGTTAAAACTTTGGCACAAAAGATTGAAGATGCTGTAGTTCGTCTAGCTAGTGCTGTAGTAAAAAGAGTTAAGGGGCTTGTAGCTCAAGTTAATGATGAGATTGCTAAAGTTGGTAGCGATACTGCTAAAGTTATATCTCCACCACCTCAGCCTCAAAAACAATCTCCTGCTGTAGTTGCGCCAGTTAGAAACCCTCAATCTATAACAGAACGTAGCGAAATCCTCCGCGCTGGTAGAGCAGTCGGAAATACTGTCAAAGGCACTGTAAGTGGTGTCATTGGACTGGCTTCTGGAGATAACGATTTACTTAATAAAGCTGGAGGGGCAATAAGTAAATTACGTAAAGCCACTGCGCCAATTCGGAGTGTTATTGGTGGCGCAGCTAAAGAACTTGGAAGTTTTGCACTATCTACAGGCTTAGTTGGGGGAGCTATTGCCCTTGCTACAACAGCAATGGCTGGAGGTATTACAGCTTTCAATGCCTATAGCAATGCTGCCAGTATTCCCGAAGTACAGGAACTGACTGAGAATCTAAAAGAACTTAAAGGTGTTTCAGGACTTGATAATTTTGTAAAGGGCATTACAGATACTCGCGCTCAGTTAAAATCAATGAGCGAAGAAGCCAGAGTACTTAACACTGTAATCAGTAATTTGGGGCAAAGCTTCAATATACTTAATGGCAATGCCGCGCAAAACGATGTATTTCAAAAAAAGATTGACCAATCAACAGCATTATTAACTTCTCAAATCAATACAGACCAAGCAAATATAAAGTCTGGTGATTTTAAGGCTATCACAGACTCTGAAAAAACTGTAAAGCAAAAAATCCAACTTGGTATCGTCCTTAACGAAGAGGATGTTCAAGCTGTTAAGAGTTCTTTTGAAGGTCAAAAGGACATCATTGAAAAACGTCTTGAAGGTATCCGCGCAAAAATAAAAAGGGAAGAAGAAAAGGGTGGTATTGGCAGTCGTGAAAGAGTTCAGGATTTCCAAGACCAACTCCAAGCTTTACAAGCTCAGAGCAAAGAACAAGAGAAAGCTGCGGATACTGAACAGAAAAGAATCATCCTTTCTAGTCAATTAAGAAAGTTACAAAGTTTTAACAGTACAATCCCTATTGCAGTAAGTACCAGTGTAGCGTTTAACAGTTCATCTAAGGCTCAATTTAATCAACTCAAGGAAACTCTCGATAAAGTTTTTGTTATAGATAAAATTGATATCTCTAACGTAGACCCTCAAGAGTTTTCCAAGATACTCCCTAAGTTGCAAGGTGTCCTTAGTAATATCACTGTTCAAGCTGATATTGACCCTAAAGGAGCCATAGAAGGTCTGCAACGACTAACTAAGGATGTTAGAGTAATGCAATTTGTTGCTTCAGACCCAACTGCTCAAAAAGCAATGGATGAAGCATTCAAGGTTGCTACAGATAAAATACTTAGCTACAACAACACCGTAACAAATTCTTACACCAAATTATTTTCTGTAATCTCAGGAGCTGGGGCTGTAGGAGGAGAAGCCATAGGTAGCGCCACTAAAAAAAGTCTTCAAGGAATCAAAGGTAATATTGAAGCTCTTCGCGCCTCTCTCGACGCACCGAATATTAGCGCTCAGGACTATGCAGACAGATTAAGTAAGATTGCAGATTTAAGTGCCGAGGCTTTCAGCGTAAAAAACTCTGGGCAAATTACCGAAGAACTTGGTAAACGTAAGCAGCTATTGACTTTCAGCCAAGGATTGTTGGAGGTGCAAAAGAATATTGTATCTGTATTCGCACAAGAAAGTAAGTTTGGCTCCTTTAGTGTTTCGTTGGCACAAGCTAAATTGGCTGCGGCAGAAAAAGAATTGTCGGTCAAGCAAGAGTCTTTGGCTATATCGGCGCGAGAAGAGGAAATCACTAAAAGTAATATCCTTGAAGCTGCTCAAGCGGAACTTGGGAACAGACAAAAACAGCTACAACAAGTATTGAAATCTGGAAATATCTCGGTAGGGGACGCTAGTTCAAGTGGAGGAGTAAATGCCAAAATTGACTTGGCAAATACCCAAGCAGTTCAACAAGTGAAAGACACGGCTAAAAAAGACCAAACTTTAGCTGAACAATCCTTGCAAAAAAGTAGAGAGACTACTGATAAAGGTCTGGTTAAAATTGACGATTCCCAAATAACTGCTCTAATAGAAGAGCAAAGAACTAAACTCCGTAACTCAGGTAGGGTAACTAATACAGCTAAGGCAGATAGAATTGCCAATGAAAAAGTTAATAGTATAGTCACTACCAATGAAGATGGTAAATTTATCAACTTGAGAGAGCTTCAAAATTTAGGTAATGGTCAAGGCGATGAAGCAACAAAAATAGCTGACCTGTTACTTGCAAATACTCAAAAATCAGAAAGCTCTAAAAAAGCTGATATAGAGTCTGCAAAAAAACGTGGTAGCGATGTCACTGGAGCTTCTGACCAACTAAAAGAACGTGTTGCCAACATTGATATTGAAAGTGCTAAAAAGGTTGTGCAGCAAGCAGAGCAAGACCTCAAGTTCACTACAATATCTAACAAACTTAAGTTGGAGATTGGAGCGCTTGCTGAGACTATTGCGCGTAATGAAGCTGCCATAGATGCATCTTTTGCTGGTCAACAACGTCTAGTAGATATCTCGAAAGGTGTAGGTGATGCATTCAGCACACTTGGTTCTACTGCATCATCTCTTTTTTCTGCCTCTTCACTTGGGTCTGTTTTTAGCAATATTGGTTCCAAGTTATCCGATAGAACTGGGCAAGTTCTTCTTGATGCAAATAAGGAAATCAGCAAAATAACTGCACGATTGAACACAGTCCAAACAGTCCGTGACCGAGTAGCTAGTGCCAATGCAGATGCCAAAAAAAGTGGTGTAAGTAACCCTGAACTCGATAAACAACAAAAAGATATCGAGAAGCAACTTAAAACAGCCAGAGCTGAAGCTGACCGCGACTTACAGTACATCAAGCAAAAAACTGTACTTGAAGGTGTTAATGCTGCTTTAGAACGGTTCGGTGCAATAGCGAAAGAAGGTGCGGACAAGCTCGACAAGGCAGCTAACTTAGCTAATGCCCGATTAGACCTTCAAGGACGTAAAGACCAATCTACGCTCCAAAATAACCAAGCTACGCGAGGTTTTAGCAACTCTGTGCTTAGTTTGTTTGGACAAAACAATCCTGCGGCTCAAGGCTTAATTGGTCGCAATGAAATTCTAGGTACTATTGA